TGCGCTTCGGAATAGACAGCACGGAGAAGCACGTTAAGGCGGTCAAAATCGGCAAGCCCGTTTACTTTCCTTCGTGCAGTATTGAATCTCCGTGCCGTCAATTCCAACAGTTCAGCGGTTAGTTTGTCGCTCTTCCTGTAAACGTCCGTCTCCTCGTTCCACGCCATCCTCGGTCTCTCCTGTCATGATTCTATCGTCCGTCTGTGCGGATGAGTTTCTGCTGGCTGTCAGGGCGGCGCTGGAAAGCATCCGGGCCTCCTGCTCGTCCTGCAAGCGCTTGCGCTCAACGGTGGCGGCTGAATCATCAACGAACTGGACTTGGTCGAGGATGTCCTTGTCGCTCATGATGTCAGCGCCCTTCATCTGGGAAATGAACTGGGCTTCCTCGGTACGGGAGGACGGGAGGTTGCGGTCAAACGTGACATCCAGCTTCTCCCAATCCCAATCGGTTTTGTGGAGATAGTTCAGCACCTTGGTGATCATCTGGGCACGGCCTTGCAACAGGGCCTTCTCAAACGTGCGCTCAAGGCCAAGCACCGTATTGTCCATGCCGTAGTTCTGATAACGGACGGTGGTGATGTTCTGGTAGACCTCACTCTGACGCACCGGGTTCTTGATGCCGAGCATGCCGAAGATATCGTTGGTCAGGATATCAAAGTACCCACGCACGGAGTCGATGGGGACATCCTTGAGTAGCCATTTGACATCGTTGTCCTCGCCCAGCCACAGGGTCTTGAGGTCGGACAGGCTGGCCTTGATTCTCTGGGCCTCCTCGTCCGTCTCAGGCTTCATGTAGCCGATCATGAGCAGGATGGCATCATCGTTGTACTTGAACGTGTTGCGAAGGTTGTTGATCAGCGCATCACGGGCATTCATCAGCGGGATGACATCCTCATAGAAACCTTTGCCCTCAGGCATTGGGTACTCGATGACGGGGATGCCTACCAGCCGCAGGAGATTCAGCTCCTCATCGGATGCCGGGTACTCGATGTAGTTCGGGATATCGACAGATGCCGCCACGCCAGCGTCAACCGGGACGGGAAGGCCGACCACGTTGTCGGAGTAGAAGCGGTAGAAGACATGGCGCTTGTTTGTGATGAGTTCGTACTGGTCGCACAGGGTGTTGGTGACCGGGTCTGTGAACTGCTCACGGCAAATGAACGCAACCTTGCCACGCTCGATGGTGTTGTCCTTGATCAGGACGGCCTTTTTCGGGTCAACAGACTTGAAGCGGATGCTCGGCTTGCCGTCCTCATCCTTGACGATGTATACCCGCTCAAAGGCGGTGCGGTGGATGAGCGTGTCACGGGCCAGCGCTATGTCCTCCTCATCGGAGTGGTTCTGCCTAAGGACGGCCCCGTAGACATCGAGGTACGCCTTGGTGGCCTCTTCGTCCTTCTTGGACTCGTCGTTGTTGATGATCTTGCGCTCAAACACGGAACGCTTGGCCCCGTTCAGCATCTCGACCGTGCGGACGGTAGTGGTCACACGGGAGTAATACTTGCACGGCTTGCCAATAAAATACCCGGCGGCGATGTTGGTCGCATACCGGGCAACGGGGGAGAAGATGAGCGCCGTGGACGGGTTGTCGATGTTGTCCAGCGTCTGGTCTTCCCGCTCATAGTAGGTGTAAAGCTTGTGACGAAGCCTCAGGAGCGGCTCAAACTTTGCGAACACGATCTTGATGTTCGACCCGTCAATGCGCTCCACATCCTCCGGGGACATGTAAATCTCGTTGAATGCCATTGTGTCTCCTTAAATGTCGATGAGGCTCCATTTCGATGCCTCAAACTTGTTCCCGGCGAAGATGTCATGCCCAAGCGCATAGGACATAGCATCGATGCCGTGGTCATACTCTTTCTTTGGTATCTCCAGACGGTTGCCCATTGCGTCCTCCTCCCACGAATAGAGCTTCAGCTCCTCGATGAGGTTCACGCAACTCTGGTCAACAATGATCTCATAGTTATGCAACCAATCGATACGCCGGGTGACGGCCTGTTTCGTTCCCTTTGCCTTGCCCTTTTTGCATCGGTCGGCGGCGATACCGAAGCGCTTTAGCGTAGTGATGCGGTCAGGCTCGGCGTAGTCGCAGAAGACAACGTGCCCAGCCGCCTTGTCCTTTATCGCCTCGGCGAAAACATCGGTGGTGACTTGCTTTATGAAATACTCCTCAAGCACCCATATCTTGTGCTGGTGGGTGTCGAGGTGAAGCTTGATGAACGCACAGGGGTTGACATAGCCGAAGTCCACGCCCTGACGGATGTTGTCGAACACCGGGGTCTTGCCCTCAAGGGTGAGCCGCTTGATGTCAGCGGTAACCCAATGTACGCCCTCGATGAAGACGGTCTTGCCGATGATGCCCTGATTGCCGAGCGTATCGACCCACATGCGTTGCCCGGTTGCGGACTCACGTTGGCGAATGTCTTCGGCGGTGAGGAACTTGTTGTCGGCGTAGGTGGTCTTCAGCATGGTGACCTTGAGACCATCGACCACGCCCTTGGCTACCTTGTCCTTCAGCCGCAGTTTCTTCAGCTCCTCCACGCTCTTCACATCCGGGTGATGCCACAGAGGCTTGAAGAAGTATTCGTGCATCCAATGCGTGGGCACGATAGGGTTGAAGGCGAGGACAACCCGCTTGTGCGGCTGGGGGAGTCCCTTCTTAGCCGCTTCCCGGTCAAGGCCACGAAGACACGCTTGGAGCATTCCGAAGGCGTTGAGCGAGGGGCACTCGTCCGCTTCCTCCATGAAGATGTCGGTCAGCACACCAACCTTCGGCTTGATGGACTTGAGCCGCCGTGGCTCTTCCAGCGCACCGAAGATGATCTGCCGACCGTTGTGCTTGCAAGTGATCGTCAGCGTGGTCTTATCGACCGTGTACTCGTTTGCGAGGCCCCAATCGTCAATGACGGACAGGATCTCGTTGTAACAGGACATCTTGAGGTCAACCTTGAAGTACCGGGTGACCAGCCAGTTGTGCCCTGAGAAGTTGGTGGCAACGATGCGGCGAGACATGTCATTCGACTTCCCGGAGCCACGGCCCCCGAAGCTGATCTGGATGTCAGCGTCATCGTCCCAGAGAACGGAGTAGACAGGGTTGAACCCGTCCTTCATGATGAGGCGGTACGTTCCGTCCGACAGGGTGAAGCAGTAGACTACATCCTTCGGATCGACTTCGTACTGAGCGCAAATTTCCTCAAAGGATGGCATCCACGCTCACCTCATCAGGGTCATCGTCAGAGAGAATGGTGTACTCCGTGTCGATGATGTCGGTTGCGGCGGCGAGTGCGTCCTTGCCAAACCCGCCCCGGACAACGCCGATCTCCCCGTTCACGTTCACGTTCACCGTCCTGTCATTCATGCCAGCCATCTCAAGGATCGCTCTGGCGGCGGTGATACGGTCACGGGCAGAGGGTGCGTCACGCATGTCCCGCACAAGCGCATCGATCGCCTCCGGGACATAACGGGTCATCGCCCTCTTGTTCTCACGGGTCTGCTCCTTCAGAAGGCGGTCAACCTCTGAAAGGAACTTCTCCTGCTTGAAGTAGGGAATGACGGCTTGCAACGTGATGCCGAGCAAATCTGCCAGCTCGGTCTTGGTCTTGACAGCCGTGCCGTCAGCCTTGCCCAGCGCCCAGAGTTCTGCCGCCTTGCGCTGGTTTTCCGTCAGGCCACCGTTCGTGGCGATGGCGGTCTGCTCAGAGGGAACCTTGCTCTTACGTTGAGCCATCCTCGCTCTACCTCCCGTTCTCATGATGATCCCCGTGCCCCAAAGACAAGAATAGAGAGCGGACACCACCATCGTCAGGAGGGCCGCTCCCTAATCGAGAAGGGGGAAGCGAGGACGCAAAGGGGATTGCCGGACTCCCACTTAGCGCAAGTATATAATATCCTACTTATGGGACAGTTTCAAGGCGGACAAATGCGGACAAAGGCGGACAAGCGTATCCCTAATTGTGAACTTTTCGCCCGGAGATTGCCCCTTGCGGTCAGGATGGGTAGAATACGGGTGAGCGGTAAATCATGTGCTTTTTCATGCTCACCTCCTTTCCTACCCCCGTTGGCATAGGCTGGCGGGGGTCTTTTTATGCCCTTGCGGGGGTAATACTGGCGGTGAGGCGGCGAAGTATACCCGATGGGGTGCGATCCCGTGGGTTTTCTGGGTCGAAAAAACAGGCCGCCCCCGGCGAAAGTGGCTCGATTTTTTTGCACCACCCCCAAATATTATATATAAACCCCAGACAATACCTACGGAGTATAGGGGGAAAA